TATTCGGATTCGAAATCCTACGCAAAAAACCTGAAGTCCAACTTCAGCCTCAAGTTGCAACTCCAGTTAATGATGATGGTGCACTCACTGTCACAGCTGGTGGTTATTTCGGAACCTATCTTGATCTCGAAGCCAGTTTTAAAAACGAAAACGATTTAATTAGTCGTTATCGTGAAATGGCTATGCAGCCAGAACTAGAGGCTGCAATTGACGATGTCGTTAATGAAGCAATTGTGCATGATGTAACTGGCAAATCTGTCACTATTGTGCTCGACGATCTAGAACAACCAGAAAAAATCAAAGATATGATTCGCGAAGAATTCGATAATGTTCTTCGCATGCTTGACTTCTCAAATTCAGGTCAAGACATTTTTCGTCAATGGTATATTGACGGTCGCGTATTCTATCAAGTTTTGATTGACGAAAAGCAACCAAGACTCGGCATTCAAGAATTAGTTTATATCGATCCACGAAAAATTAAGAAAGTTCGTAGTGTCGTTAAAAAGAAAGATTCTAGAACAGGAATTGAAGTTGTACAAGGCGTACAAGAATTCTATGTGTTCAATGAAAAAGCAACCACTCAAGGGCAGAATATGGTTTCGTCAGCAGCCGATGCTGGTGTAAAGATTGCAACTGATGCAATTGTGAATGTCAATTCTGGTCTTATGGATGCCAAGAGACAACTCGTTCTATCGTACCTTCACAAAGCGATAAAGCCCCTCAACCAGCTCCGAATGGTTGAGGACGCTGTTGTTATCTATCGTTTAAGTCGTGCACCAGAAAGAAGAGTGTTCTATATTGATGTGGGTAATATGCCTAAAGTCAAATCAGAACAATATCTTCGCGACATTATGACCAAGTTTAGAAACAAGGTTGTATATGATTCAGCCACTGGCGAAGTCAAAGACGATCGCAAATTTATGTCAATGATGGAAGACTTTTGGATTCCTCGTCGCGGTGAAGGTAAGTCAACAGAAATCACAACTCTTCCAGCAGGTCAAAACCTTGGTGAGTTGGCTGATGTAAAATACTTTGAGCAAAAACTATACAAGTCATTGAATGTTCCTGCATCTCGCTTAGAGTCACAAACTGGATTTACTCTTGGTCGATCAACAGAAATTACAAGAGATGAATTGAAGTTTAGTAAGTTCATTGATCGTATTCGTGCTCGTTTCAGTACTCTGTTTGATGAGTTAATGGAACGACAATTAGCACTCAAGGGCATCTGCTCTGTTGATGAATGGAAAAAACTTAAAGAGACTATTCACTATGACTTCCTTAAAGACAATAACTTTATGGAACTCAAGGAAGCAGAATTGATGACTGCAAGATTGCAAATCATGACACAGATTGATCCATATGTTGGGACATATTTTTCCAAGGCATGGGTCAAGAAGCATGTCTTACATTTTGATGAAGAAGGCATTGAAAGAATGGAGAAAGAGTTGGCAGAGGAACAAGCAATGGAGCCACCAGCTCCAACAATTGCTCCTGGTGTTGAGTCTGCTCCACAAAATACTACTGCTGCGCCACAAGCACAATCAGCAAATGGTATTGACCAAGCATTTAATGCTCAAATTACTAAATAATAATTGGAGATAATTATGGAAACGATCGATTTAGTTAATGCTGCTATTGCTGGCGATCAAGGAGCATTTAAAGCTGCTTTTGATTCTGCAATGGCTGCTCGTGTTACTGATGCATTAGAAGTAAAGAAAGTAGAAATTGCGTCTTCACTATTAACACCAGAAGTAGAAACAAATGAAATTGAAGGAATTGAGACAGAAGTTGACGGAAGCTCCGATGCAGTCGAAGCAGATGTCAGCGCAGCCTCCGCAGAATAAAAATGCTGGCGCTGAATTGCGCCAGAAATTAAATGCTGCCAAATCAACATTGGGAATTAAAGATCTCAATGTTAGCGCAGCTGCATCTGGTCACGAAAAAGTAATGAAGGCTGTTGAAAAAAATCCAAAAGTTCCATTCAATCAAATTTTAAATAAACTATCATCAAACGAAAGAAATAGTTATATTGCTGCAACTTCACAAGTTCCATCTGATGCATTAGGATCAAATGTCCCGATGAATCGTTTTCGCCGTCAGTTGCAAGTATTAAAACCAGCTGCTTCAGCCAAAAAATCATTGATGAATTCATTTGATGTTTTTGACAAAGAACAAATTTGTGAAGCAACGCTCCGCGATGAAGTCAGTCCACCACCAATGCTTGTTCTTAAGAGAACAGGTATTCGCATTTTCCCTGATGGTCGTCGAGTTGCCATGTATGTTAATGACAAAATGGGATTAACATTTACAATTCCATACCGTCCAACAGGCACAAAAACAGATGATGCTACTGTTCCTGGATCAGTATCAGAAGAAATCATGGAAAGTTTAGATCAAGTTGCTGCATTTGCGCAACAAGATAATGTAACATCAAACGCAAAGCATATGAAGTTTGCTGATGGTTCTAAACTTAAAGTCAGTCATGGTGCAGCAAAAGCCATTCATATGGTTCATGGTGCATTGAATGACGAGAATAAAAAGAAGTTTGCTGATATGCTCACGACTCCAAAGGGATTTGAGAAAGCCGCTCATTTTGCATTGAGCAAAGTAAAATTCTCTATTGGTGACAAATGAGTTTAGTATCAGAAATTGTAAGAGAAATTATTGCTGAAGCCAATATTCAAAAAATTGGTCGCAAAAAACTTATCCGCGCTCGTATTCGCGGCGGTAAAGTTCAAAGACGAAAAGTTTTTTCTGCAGTAAAAGGCTTTACAATTCGTGGCGGCAAATTAGTTCGTATGAAGCCACAAGAAAGATTGCGCAGAAAAATGGCAGCAAGACGAGCAAAGGTAAAGCGTAAAGCAAAAATGGCTCGTGCTCTTATTAAAAGAAAAAGATCTCTCGTAAAGAGAAAGGCATTGGGGATACGATAATGAAATTAATCACAGAAACAATTGAATCTGTAAAGATGATCACCGAAGAAAAGAATGGTGTGAAAACACTCTTCATTCAAGGTCCATTCCTCGTTGCAGAAGCAAAAAACCGTAACGGTCGTATGTATAAGACAGATACTCTTGCAAAAGAAGTAGATCGCTACAACGAAGAATATGTTTCTAAGAATCGCGCATTCGGTGAATTAGGTCATCCTGATTCTCCATCAATCAATCTAGACCGAGTATCACACTTGATCACTTCACTCAAGCAGGAAGGTAATCAGTGGATCGGTAAGGCAAAAATTCTTGAAACACCAATGGGTAAGATCGCCAAGTCCTTAATGGAAGGTGGTGCTACTCTTGGTGTATCATCACGAGGCATGGGTTCACTTAAAGAAGTGAATGGTGTCAATGTGGTTCAAGATGACTATTATCTAGCCACAGCGGCTGATATTGTAGCGGATCCGTCCGCACCTGGTGCTTTTGTTCAAGGTATTATGGAAGGCAAAGAGTGGGTTTGGGATAATGGTAAAGTGAAGGAAATCGACGTCAATGCCTATTATGATCAGATTAAAAGAGCAAAGCAAAAACAGATTGACGAAGTTTCATTGAAGATCTTTGAAAACTTCTTGTCAAAACTTTAAAATTTATAAATAATATTACTTCTTCAGGAGTTAAAACAAATGAGTAAGACATTATCAGAATCCGCTGCAGAAATTCTAAAAGCATCGATGAATGCTCATAAAGACGCAGCTGTAAAACTACCAGGCGAGATGGACGATCTCGGTGGTTCAACAAACGAAAAGCCAGAAGGCGATGACGTTGGTAAGAAGGCTGCTGCTGATGGTAAAGAAGCACCAAAGCCTGGTAAGTCATCTGTCGCTGGTGATACGAAATTCGGAACCGTTAAGTCAAAGGGTCTTGCAAAGCCAATTATTGGTAGCGCATCACCAGGCTATGATGGTGGTGGCTCAGGAAACGAATCAACAGAATTAGAGGGCGATGTTATCGCTGAAGACTCTGAAGAAGAAAAGACTCTACCAGTCGTCGAAGCCAAGCATAAAGATGAAGATGAAAAAGAAATGGAAATGGCTGACGACGAAGATGATAAAGAAGAAGACGAAGAAGAAGCAAACGAAGCCTGGAAGAAGTCAATGCTTGCCAAGCATAAGGGCAGCATGAAGGAAGATGTCGATGCGCTATTCAATGGCGAATCACTCTCTGAAGAGTTCCGCACAAAAGCAACAACAATCTTCGAAGCTGCTGTTCAATCACGTGTTGATTCTATCCTTGAAGACGTAATGGCTGAGAACGATAAGGTTCTTACAGAAGCCGTTGATGCTCTTAAGGAAGAGATCGCTGGTCAAGTCGACGAATATCTAAACTATGTCGTTGAACAGTGGGTTGAAGACAATAAGGTTGCTGTAGAAACAGGTTTGCGCGCTGAACTCGTTGATGATTTCATCGGCGGTCTCAAGAATCTATTCGCAGAGCACTACATCGAAATTCCTGAAGAGAAGGTTGATGTAGCAGAAGAACTTGCTGCTCGCGTTGCTGAACTTGAAGAATCAGTTGCCAAGTCAACAGAAGAAACAAGCGCAACAATCGCTTCCCTAACAGAACAACTCAATGCTGCAAAGAAG